TTTCTGGCGTGTATTCTACTACTGCGCCAGCAGGCCGAAGGTCATCAGAGCCTCTAAAGGAAAATATTTCTAATAATTCACGTATACTGTCCGGTAAACTAATCATCTTTTATTTAGGCGGCGCGAATTCGCGCAGCGGCAAATCAGAACCATTACGTAACTCTGATGATGTCGCCACCAAGTCTTTTAGGTAATCCCATTCTTACATCTGTGTGGTCACCAATAGGGTGATGTACAGTTGTTTGACGTGGCTGTCGCCAGCCAGTTGATGTCTTTGGTTTTTCGTAAAAAGTAACTGGATATACTACATATTTTCTTTTTTCTTCCCTCTTGAGAGATTGATTGTAATTACTGTGGGTATGAATTTCAGGGTCTTGAATTTCAACATCGTGTTTATCAGGGAATTTAGACATGATAGCATCATGTACTTCACCCATTTTAGATTCTTTTAACTCTAATCTAAATTTGTCTCCAAACCGTCGGCGAGCAGCACTAGCTTCTTTCAATGACTTCGTTCTGGTTAATATTTCCCTTGCTTTAGCTGCCTCAGGAGATGCTGGATGTAATATATGAAGAGTGTTGTCTGAAATATTATCTGGATTATGAAAAATTGAAGGACCTTCTTTAAAACTAGTAGATGCTGTAGCTGGAGATACCGCATTGATACCATGTTCATTAGGATGATTTAATATATGGTGCGCTAGTTCCAATCCCCGAGCATCGTGGTAGCTAGATACTTTACGCTTTCCTTTAGTATCAGTCAGTGGCGCCGGTACCCGATGGTCAGTGTAATAATAACTCTTTCCTTCATGTGTTACCCGACCATTCCTATTTTTTTCGTCGTGATATTCTTTTCTCGTTTCGTTAGGATTTTCACCTTCTCCTGTACCGGGAGTAGAATGAAGAATATCATATCGCCTAGTCGAGGTAACATTCATAACCTTTTTCCAGTTCTCTGCATCTTTCGGGTTATTATGTATCTTTTCTGTGCCATCTTTATTATCTTGTCGATGAGTAACTTTCATTACAGTATATGCAACACGAGCATCTTTACCTCGTCTACGCAGCAGGGAGTTAAGCTTAATATGCGCATCCACATCTCGTTTGTTTGCCGGTACTCCTTGGTCTGATATTGCTGTATTAATAGCCTTTTCTCTACTATGAGGATCTTTATCTGTTCCAGCCATTTTGCCGTATGTATCAGACCTGACTACAGCATGTGTTCCAGCCTTTACCCCAGCACTATGTGGGCCAAAGTGCTCTGAAATAGCATCTGCGTATTCAGTTTGTTGGTGTCCTGTTGTAACATCCGGCCGCACAATCACACCTTTATTATTCTTCTTTGCCTTCTTTGATATTTCATGAAGTTGATGAAACAATTCTAAATCATGGTCTTTTCTGGCCGCAGCATTATGAGATGACCGCTGGTCATAAAAGTCTCTATGTCCTTTAACTGATTCAAAGCCGCCACACCCATTTTTGGCCAAGCATGAATGGACACAATTACCCTTGCCATGACATGCATTTCCGTTTACATAATTTCCATGTAAATCAGTATAATGCCGCCTAATATCTGGATTGCCACCAAAGCCCAAGGTTTCATGTCCATTCTCTTCGCCTTTATTAATACCAGGCAAATCTGCTACTGTATCTGTTTTTGTTTTATTCCCAAGCACTTCGCCCAACTTTTTGGAGCGCATTTCTTTGACTCTTCGAGCATATTCTTCAGGATTATTTTTCCTTAAGTCTGCATATTCTCTAAAATTTGAAGTTATTTCCGACTTTCTATCTTCCGAGGGAATTAGTTTTGGGTCAGCATGGCCATACAGTCTGAATAACTTTGAAATCCCTTCACCATTTGTTTCATGCTTAAATGCCTTTAATGCCTTTCTTGTGGTAGGAGAGGCAGGTCGGCCTGTTATTTTTTCATGGTTTGCAATATTGGATGCAGTACCTTCTTTGTTTTCGGTGGTGGGCTTACCATATATTGCATACGCAGTTCGTTTATCATACCCTGGTTTAGTGCTATCTGTTTCCACTCTATTAGATACGGGCTTTATATTAAATACTTTATGTTCAGTAGATTCATCCAATATTGCAGTAGATTCGATTTTATCTGCTTCTGCTAGTGCTTGGCGAAGTTCTGCATACGAGGGTCCTGATGAAAATTCTAAAAATGATTTTACCCCTTGTGTTTTTGTATTTGTCATTTTGCTATTTGTTCCTGTAAAAGTTGATTTAAATCTTTGCTGCTTCCCGAAAATAATATATTTGTTTGATTTTGTACAGCAGTACCTACATTTGTTCCTGTTTTTTGCCCAGATTTAGCACTCTTTGCTTCTGCTTTATCTTTGTTTAATAGCAATAAATTCTTATTGACATCCGACATCGTTTTTATGAGTCCACTCAATGCTGTGATAGCAGCGGGGCTTTCTGCTCCTCTAACTATTCGCATTGCGACTTCGAGTGCCTCGGCTCCCTTTTCTGCGAGTTCATAAGTACGAGTTCTAGCATAAATAAAGTCCTCATCCTCTGCACCATCTGGTACTACTGTCATTGAATTGCCCGCATTATCTATCACTTCCACTGGTTTCACGTCGAAAATCATTGCCAATTCTTTAGTCATTTTATCAAATCAATGTTGTTATTGATGTATTTATTACATAATCATCATCGACATTTGATGTTATAGGGTCGACCTTAACTTCAATCTTAGTATGAGCTGGTTTCTGATACTCATAACCGATATTAGCAATGACATCTTTTATTATCGAGCTGTTTGTAATCATTGGGCCAAAGAAGTCCAGTTGAGCAGCGAATGTAAAAATTTGATTTACTGTTCTAACATCTTCAGGAGAACCTTCGAATGCATCTTCTATCTGATATGACTGCATTGTAATGGGTACATCTTTTGATATTTGATATTCAGGTAATATCTCATATGTCAATGATAGATACGGCTGAAAATAAGGTATAATTTGTTCTATAATTTGCAAAGCATCATTCTGGTCTTTGGTCAGTGCATATACATTAAAAATAACATCATAGGGAGTAGGCGGATATATTTTTCCTCTGTTCCCTGCTATATTACCCATTGCGTATGCTCCATTCACTCCAACTTTTCTATCTGGTGCATATCGAATATCAATCATTTCAAATGACATCCTAGGCAATGTCATTTTTACTTGATGCGCAGTCAAATCATTTTGTTCTCGTATACGTCTTAACCATTTGTTTTTTGGCGCGTACTCAATTGGTACTTCATATACTTTTACTTTGTTCCCAGTTTCATCTCTCTTTGTAATAGTAATACCAGAAAATATGTCACCGAAGGCAGTGAAAAATCTTAATATAGATTCGTGATAAAACGGAGTTTGGCTGAATAAAGACATTAATTACATACCACTATTATGTGCTGCGTAATAAGATTCCATTCCAGCTACAAGTCCTGCCATGCATTCTTTCATTGTTGACATAATCATACTCCGAATGGGTTAATTACAGTTGATTTAACTTTTATAGCACCAGGTTTAAAATCAGTGCCGCTTTCTCTTATACTTATGATAGGCGTATCATCCACCAGCACAAATCCTCCTTGTTCAAAACTTATGGCATATCCATTTTCTGCTAACAATTGATTATCTAGTATATCTTTTGAGTTCGATGCAAATATATCAATGTTTTCTATGCCAGTATTAATTTCTTCGTTGTTATATTGGAATGCTTCGCAGGATAGATAATACTGATAATTTCTTCCTAATGCAAAGAATTCTACATCATGGTCTACAAATTTAATTTCTAATAGGAATTTTGTAATTGGGTCATATATTAAATCTCCTTCTCTCGGTCTGATATAATTAGTTATATCATATATTGATTCGTCTGTCGTATTTTCGCCGAGCAGAACAGACCCTTCCTCCAATAATATAAATCCTACTCCCTGTTCTTTTAGTACTTTAAATTGATTATTATCAAATTGTGATGCTATTTCATCTTCCCATCGAGTTTTATGCACTACGAGTTTGTATGAATTTCTGATTTCTAATCCAAATTTAGAGAACATTTCTTTGTCGCCTTGGAATCCTTGACTATCGACAAGATACATTTCAATTGGTATAGCAACCTTAAATTTACTAACAACATCCTCTCCCAGAATTAAATTCTCTATTTGTACGTCCCTAGGGAGATAATAATAAGTTTCACCCATGAGTTGAATAGACTCACGGACAAAACCATCTATCAAATTTTGCTCTAATCCTCTATTCTTGTGAAAAAATGGGTTAATTAAACTAGACATATCATCCTATGAAAAACGATAATGGAGCCGAGCTAATTATTGCATCATCTTGCAAGTTTTTAATTTCCTGTACGGCTTCGTCGTACGTGGTCTGTCCGTCATAAACAAGTCCGCCAGGCAATTGCATTCCTTTATATTTCTTTAAATTTGTCCCCCACTGCTTTTTAAACAATGCAGTAACATAATTCTTTAGCCATATATCGTTGTATACTTCAGTGTACTTTTCTTCGTCGATGGTATGATATACTTCGGCAGCAACAATATCACCTACTCTAACATCTGTACCCCATGCAATTTCCAACATCAATCGGTTCATGCGCCGGTTGAAAGAAAAATTCTTCTCTTTCTTTAATATAAAATCCAAATGTCCTAGATAATTTAATGTCTGCCAATACATACTAGCGCCAGCTTTTGTTAGCGCTTGTAATTCAGTCATCATTATCTGATATTGCATATTGAACATATAATCAGATGAGCCCAATACACTCGTTATGTTTAATATGCGTATTACACCAATAATATTTTCGCCTGCTTCAATCCAACCATTGTCAACATCTCCTAAAACAATTTCCCGGATAAATGTTGTACTAGACAACTCGCTATTTTTAAC